CACACTTGCCAGGGATGCTGGATACACCCCATATGTAGTTTCTATGAGCGCGACTGATGACTGCGAAGGTACGAGGCTCTTCTTTGGAGAAAAAGATCTCTCAATACCATATAAACATGACCCTGTCGGCAGTAACCATGCCATATTAATGACTGATGTTGATTATTACACCGATATCAACAAATGGCTAAGTTACGGCAGGCCGGTCTTATTGTACACATTTGTGCCAACAAAATGTGCAGGAAGAACCACGGACTTCAGTTATCAGCTAGTTGACGACGAGGTAGAATTTGTCGTCGCTGGCGGGTCGCGGTATAAACATCGTCTGTGGGACTACATTGGGGATACATGTTCTGTTAATGGAGATATCGGCACTAGGATATTATATAACGTAGAGCAACGTAATATTCCTGGTGACGAACACCACAAATTTATAGTGTTTACTCCATACGCCACAATCGACGATCCATATCATTGGTTATTACCGTTTTCAATTAATCCTATCAAACGGAAACAGTGGCGGCAGAAGATTGGTGAGACGTGGGTTAACTATCTCTATGACCCACTCACGGATGCGCTATCGATCGCAAAGAACGGAATGTGGAATAGCGTTGAGTTGACAGGAAGGATATATCAAGCATTACAAGAACGCTCAGATCACAAAGATGGACCGTTGGTAATCAGCGATTTGGAACGACTCTTACGGCAACATAAGATCGATTCCGAACAAGCTGCGTTCAACGCACCACTGTTGTTTGATCTTCTTGGTTGCACACTACGCCAAAACGTGGTGAGCACCAACGGCAATATATCCTACCTACCCTTAGGCTCGTTGGCTACGGAGGATGGTAAGCCGATGGGGCAACAACTCATGCCAGCACTAGTTACCGAACCGGCACTCTTCCCAGAGTCCAGTTTAGCTAGTGAAGAAGCAACCGTGAACGGGCGCATAGAGAAAGTTAAGAATAGTCGAGTCCCACCAAGAGTCTTCGAAACCTATCTAGAAGACTTTACTCAGTACTTGGTGCCGAACTCTGGCGTCGGAAGCCCACTGGATGTGGATGAGGTTAGACAGTTGCAGAACACACCGCAACAGAAAGCTAGGTACAAGGGCTGCTTGGGTTATTTAAGCGAAGTTGTAGATAATAAACTTAAGAGCTTTGTGAAAGCAGAGCCATACAGCAGCATAAATGACCCACGCAACATCACCACTATGGAACCAGCCTTAACCGTAATGTTGTCCAGGTTCACACTGGCCTTTAAACAACAAATCCTCAAGAATGTACCGTGGTACGGACCCGGCCTAACACCTAAGAAGACCGCTAAGAAATTACAATCACTTAGCGGAAAGGGTTTCCTAACCATTGATTACAGCCGTTTAGATGGCAGCGTAAGCGAGTTTTTGCAGACCGTTTACCAGCGGCCACTAATGCGCTGGGCCAATGAGAAGGATAGACCCTTGGTCAAACAATATCTGGCCCAAGTCTTCAAGATGCAGGGACGTACGCGACGGGGTGTTCAATTCAACCCCGGACACGGAACGCGAAGTGGAAGTCCGCAAACCACTGATGGCAATACAGTCATCTGTGGGTTTGTTGTTTATAGCGCCTTGCGATTGTTGGGTTACACCAACAAGCAAGCGTGGGAACTTATGGGACTCTTTTATGGAGATGATGGTGCTCAACCCATTGTGGACGGACTTAAGGAGGCGATCGAACAGGTTGCCACCCAAGTCGGGTTGAAAATCAAAATCGACATAATTGAGGACGGAAAACCGGTACCGTATTTGGGCAGGTACTTTTGTGATCCGGCAACTAGTTTGGATAGCTTTCAAGACCCATTAAGGACCATCTCGAAGCTCCACCTAACAGCCAACAAAGCAGTAACCGTACAACAAGGCTTGGTCAACAAAGCCTGCGGTTACTGGGTCACCGATAGTAAAACACCAATTATCGGGACCTGGGCCAAGCGTGTTCGGGACACGCATGGTACCAAAATTCGTGGAGCGACTCGCGACGAACAACATAAAATGTCAAATGCATGGCCGCAAAGCAATGCAGAATTGATACGCGAGAAGATGGCCTTGGTGCTCGATATTACCACACAAGAACTAGTGGAAATCGATCAGGCTGTTGAGGAGGCTCCCCTGGGACAGATACCTATATTACTACAGACGAGACGTGAGATTAAGATCCCCGCCTGCTATGCTGGAGAAATTCAGTATCCTGTCACGGGGACCCGTAACTCACAAGATGAGCAACAGGGAACAACTTCACACAGCCTACAACAAGCACCTCGTCCGGTGCAGGGAAGCGATCACCCGACTCGTCCTAGACCAAGTCGGAAAACAAGGACGCTTCGTAACACGGGCCGCGGCATTCGGAGTCAAACTAGACCCCGTCGATAATCGAGCCGTGCACGAGTTATTGGAACCATTACTGGCGGCGCTAGCGCCAGAATGGACACCTGGACCGGAGTCTAACTAAGTACAACTCCAGCGGGGTTACCCGCAGTGCATATGCACCGCCTAGCGTGAACAACATAGCGG